TCTAGTAGGTATATAGATGAAGGAGTTAAAGTTTCTGCAACTATTTTTGAATAATATCCCCATGCAACACCTATTTCCATATAATCTAAATTTTTTGGCAGAGTTTGAATATAGGTTTCCCTATTGGAAAAAAGTTTTGATTTACTAAGCTGTGATTGATCTATTAAGACGGCAGATTCAATTTGTTCTGGGTCTATAGGATAGTATTGGACTCCCTTGATGTTAGATGGCCCAGGAATAAAAGGCACTACTTGTCCTTAAGCTCTTCCGCTGCTTCGTTAAACTTTGACATGAATGTTTGAATTACCCAAAATGCGGTTTCTCCAGAATTTTGTGCCATTGCTTTAGACGCCTCTTCTGTTCTATCTTCAATAGCAAGGGCGTTGTACCATTTCTGGTACAACTCCTCACCGATTTCTTTGATAATTTCCTCTAATACGGTAATCTTATCCAAGGTCAGACACCATTTTTGTATACTTTGCTTTAGTGTCTAATATTAGCTTGTTCTTAGAATCATTTAGATTAATCAAGGCAAGCTGGTGCTCTTTTTCTATTCTAATAATTTCATCATTAAATGATTTATTTATTGAATCTATAAGCTGTTGCTTTGTTGGTACCGCTGGGACTACTGGTGTTACTACTGGTGCGCTGGTGCCAGTTCCTTGGCAAGTTCCAACACGAATTGGGCTTGTTGGCATAACGTTGCCTTGCTGACCTCTTGCGCCTTTAGTAAACTTAGAATTACACACAATAGATTGCATAATTTCATTGTAATTAGACTTAGGGTTATTTAAAACAGCGCCAGCCCAAACTGTTCCAGCAACAATTGCTGAAATAGAGGATCCTGAGCCATTTTTTATTGATCCGTTTGGATTTGTAATCGGCATTGCTCCTAAAGCGTAAAAATCTAATAGATTAGCATCGTAGTTAGAAAAATTACTTAGTTCTCCATATTGGTCTGACATGGAAACAGAAACAGACTCTGCAATACATGACGGCCACGCAATTCTTTTATAGTCTCTATTATTTCCTGCTGCAAAAAATACTGGTACTTGTTTTAGAAGCAGGTTTTTTATTGAAGGTGTTACTGAATTATCTGACGGGCAGTAATTTATTTGAGGATTTGCTACCAAAGAATAATTTGCTTGAGCCATGGCAACGCTTTTAATGTTAAACTTTTCAGCGTTTAAATTAACCCATTCAAGAGCTTTGGACACAGTATTGAAACCAGCATCTTGTCTTTGAGATGTTCCAGGCACATTACCAATAATCCTAATAAAAACTATCTTAATGTTTGGATTTATAGTTACTGCAACAGAGGACATTTGAGTTCCATGATCAAATCCACCTGCAGACATAATGTCTACTGGAAGTTGTGCTGAACCAGGTCCTTCCATAAATGATTTTCCGTTTGGACAACTATTCCATTCCATGATACATACTTCATAAACAACCTTGTCCTTAAAAATTGGCAAAGAACTATTTAAGGCAGTATCTAGAATTGCTATTGCAGGCACAGTGTTTGCTTGTGCCGTAGGTGCCACCTGAATTAAGGTGGAGGCAGAGAGAGTTACAGCGACTAGCGCTCTTATTATTTTTTTATTCATTTCTATATTGTACTAAAATACTAAAATCCTGTCAAGAGTTTTTGTCTAATCTCCTCTTGTACCACTTTCCAGCGTCTAGTTCTGGTTGTGATAGGTTGTTTGCCTCTAATAAAGTTATTAGCATGTTGTTTAAAAGATCTATCTCAAACTCAATTTTAATTAATTGAAGCTCCAGCAATCGAATTCTTTCGCTTTTTCTCATTAAATCTTATCCTTATCTATAGGGGTGGGAGCAGTTGCTAAACTTCCACAGGCTGAACATTGCATATCTAAAAAATAAGTTGCAATATCGTAATCAACAAAAACTACTTTAAGGTTCCAAACAAAGCAACCACAAGGGCAAACATGTGTAGGGTATCCTCGTAAATCCATGGCACTACTATAATCTTTTGGATTCAATTCGTTAATGTCCATACAGTTTATTATACTCTAAACTTCAATTATTGTAAAGGGTGGTCTTACCGACATATTAAATTTTGCAGCCGCTTCTAGTGCTAGCCTTACTCTTTTACGTGGAGTTTTAATGGATGGAGTAGAAAAAAATGATCCCAAAGATATTTCCTGTCCAGCACCTTCTGCCATGTAAGGAACGTCAGCTTCGCCAATGTGAAAATCTGTATCCATTACAAATATTCTACCAGCACCTTGAACTGCAATAATAAATACACCGCCTTCATCTCCGTCATCTGTAGATCCTGGATTCTGATTGCCATAGCCGTGTTCCTTAAATACTTCTTTTACTGATTCTACAAACTTAGTTCTCATAAATTTATCTAAATTCTTAAAACCAACACTAGGCTTGTAAAGTGGCGGAGTCCAACTGTATTGTAAAATTTGACCCATCCTAAAACTATCTACAAACCCAATTCCAAATTGACCTACTTTAAAAACTTTTGGGTCTACTCTTTGAAATATTAATCCTGTTTTTTCATCAGATGCTGCGGAGTCCCCACCTAGGAGGACTTTATTTTCATGGATTAGGGCTACGATTGCAGTCATGTCTAAAAGTATACTAAATGTAAAATTATGTGTCCAGTTTGTGAGGGGATATTGATTCTAGCTCAAATAATGCCTGATCTAATTCAGATTTTAATAAAATTAACTCTTCTATGGCCTTATAATATTTATCTTTCCATTCAGTTAATTCTTTTTCTATTTTGTATAACTCAATTTTAAGGTCTTTTATTTCTAGCTTTAAATGATCTTCTGCTCTTTCTTGTTGTCTAATTTTATCTTTTTTAATGTCCCTAAGACTTGCAATAAGGGCAGTTCCAACTCCTGATACTAATGCTGCTAGGAGAGCTAATGTTATTTGGCTGATGTTAAATGAATTCATTATACATAATTATATCATCTAAATCAACCTAAACTATCACCTCTGTTGCTGCAATTTCTTTTCCAATATACTTCTTTTTTAAGATATATTCCTTAATAAAATCTAATCCATTTTGACGACCAGATAAAATTATAACCCATCTAGGCTCAAATTTTGAAGCTGTACACGTCTCACAAATAAACAAATTAATAGGAAGAAGAGTAGATTTTCTTACCACTAAGTTGTTTTTACTTTTATTGCATGAATAACAAAGGATTTTTTCCATTTTATTCCCCTCCTTTTTTGTCTATGTAGAAATTTTCTACGCAGGCTAAGCTTAAATTTTTATATAATGTTTGCACTTTGTTTGCCTTCCAACTCGCATCTTACCCCGTAAGACTCTATAATCTTTTTTATTTTTGATACATAATCAATAACTATTTCTTTTTTGATCCCATCAAATTGTAAAAAATTATCTTCGTATAGCCTTAGTGCCAAAAAGTCTGGATATTTAACTATATCCATTAGCAACATTGATGGCCTTTTAATGCTATGAACCGATTTTTTCATTTCTTCTGTATAAAAGACTGGCTTGTTTGGCTCACCCGTCCACTGATTTATTCCATATTTAAAGAAATTTTTATCAGACATGTTTTGCCTTAAGCTTTTTCCAAATTTCTTTAGTCTTGTGGGTATTTTTTGTCTTATCTACAGACCCAGAATTTAAATAAACTCCACCCCAAACTCCATGCTCATTATTTTTTATTGCGTAATCGTAGCACATTTTTATTACTGGGCACGACAGACATGCCTCATCAATATTTTTTGCAATATTGTAATCAATCTCATATTTTTCATAAAATAAATTAGTTTCCATTCCCCTGCAGGCACCTAGGTGCCACCAGTTTAAATCTTCTTTATCTATTCCAAGACTATTTAAAATATTTGACATAATCTTTCTTGATTACCCACATTCCATTTTTAGATACAGGAACTTTATCAACAATACCCCAAGAGTCATTAAGGTACATTCCTTTTTTACTGCCCCACCCGTTAATATTTTTTTTCCAAATATTTACGGTATAGTTGTTCCAAAAACCTTTATTAGATCTAGAATTAAATTTTTTAAAAAAAACATCAATTCCTTTTTCGTTTAAAAATAACATTATGCTTTTTCCATTTCCCACATTTTTAAATAATAGTTGGATTTAATTTTCATGTTAGTTTTATGAGAATCTTTAATATTCTCTGACTCTGGATCGTGTAGGTGGGCAAATATCATATCTAAATATTCTCCTTTTGCAAAAGTTTTTTTATCTCGCCAATGCACTTCATGAGTTCCAGAAAAAATTAGGGCTTGATTGTCTTGGAGGATGTACTTTTCTTTTTCAACAACAATTGGCCAGTCCCCAACAATAAATTTTTTAAGCTGCACGTCTAACGTTAAGACCTCTTTATCAAACGCTACGTCATAGTGTGGACTTAAAGATGGGTTAACTCCCGTGTCTAAGGTATATCTACAAAATTGAATTCCTAATATTTTTAAATTTTTACCAGAATTTTCAAATGCTTTTTTTTCTACAGTGTCCCATAAATCGGAATCCCCAGATTCTCTCATATCAAAAGCGGGAATATAATACAACTGCTGACCTACTCTTTTATTATTAACAATTTTTTCAATAGGGCATGAGTTAACATAATCATAAATTTTATTTATTTGAGATTCAGAAAAAAAATCACTTATAATTCTATTATTTTTCATTAGTAGGTATCCAAGTGTTTATCGGGATCTCCAGGATTTATCCATAATCCCTTTGAGTCATTAAAGTCATATTTATTGAAAACTGTTTGTCCTAAATCTTTTAAAATATTTTCATTGTCTTTATTTGCAAAAGAAAATGTATACCATATAGGCATTGTGTATCTAACTCCTGATGTAACCTTAGTAACTTCATGCTGGTACACGGTTGGGAAAAGTATTAGTGTCCCAGGCTTTGGCTTTATGTCCACTCCGTAAGCAGGAAATACAATTCGCCCCCCTTCGTAATCTTCGCCAGGATACATTAACCCTGCAATATTTAATTTATAGTAAGAAGATTTTTCTACTGGCTCTCCGTTTGGATGAAGGCAGTCTGTATGCAAAGATGAAGCCATCCCAACTCTCCATTTAACAAAATGTAATGAGTTCCATGGCTCTTGTGCAACTTCTAAATCATACTTGTCCATATAATGTTTTTTAATCTCTGCGTATATTTTATCCTGATATTTATTTTGCAAAGCATAGATTGTTCTGTTTTCTTGCTTTACACGAGAAAACCTTATGTCTTTACCACCAGAAAAGTTTGCGTCATCTTTGTACTGATCTAGGTACTGAAGGATAAGTTCACGATCTGGTTTTTCTAAAAAGTCTTCTATTATAATAATATTTGATGGGTCTTGTCCTATCTTTTCGTAATTTGTTTTATACGGTTCCCATGTTTTGGCATCTAAGCTCATTTGTTCTCCTTTTTTATTAAATTATTTGAGAAAAAATCATATATGTTTTGCTGGTTATAAAGCTCATCTTTAGAATTTACAAAGAATTTAAAATCATGTTCGTTTAAAAATTTATTAGTTTCTCCACACCAAGAAGTCCAAACTAAATTTATTCCAACTTGATCACAATATTGTTCAAATGCTCTCATTGTATG